CGAAACGAAAGGAACGCTAAGTTCATAGCGACCTCATACAACAAGCCGCTCGATAAACCGGAATGGTACAAGATCAATGCCGTATCTGAAGATGAGGCAGAGATTTACATTATGGATTACATCGGGTGGCCTTTCAACAGCGCTGAGGATTTTGTCAAAACGCTCACCGGAATGACCCAAAGCAAGATCACCATCCGGATCAATTCCCCTGGCGGCGACGTGTGGGACGCCCATGCAATCCATAATGCGATCAAGCGTCACAAGTCCAAGCCGACGACCTGCGTTGAATCCCTTGCTGCTTCGGCGGCCTCTTATATCTTCGTTGCCGGTCACAAGAAACTGGCCTACAAAAATTCGATGATCATGATCCACGAGCCCATGACCGGCATGTACGGAAATCAGTTTGAGCTTCGAGAAACAGCAGACATTTTGCAGCAGGTCAGTGATTCAATGGTCGATATGTACGCCGACAACACTTCTGTCGGAAAGCGTGAATTGCGCGACATGCTGAAGGCGGAAACATGGATGTCCGCGAAGCTGGCGAAGGAAAAGGGGTTTGTTGATTCCATAATTGAGTCCGGGAATGGGACCAAGGCCTCTTTCGACCTTTCCATCTTCAACAATCTTCCCGACGAGTTCACGCCTGAAGGCGGCGAACCGGCGGTAAGGCGATACGAAAAAGCCCTGCGTGATGTAGGGGCGTCGAAGTCTGAAGCGAAAGCTATTCTGGCGCGAGGTTTGAAGGCGGCGGCTGATGACGATGAGGCGAAGCGGAAAGACGAACTTGAGGCACAGGAGATCGCGGCAGTGACGGCAGAGGCCAATCGGCTTTTGTCGGCCATGAGAACAAACTAAAAATCAGGGTTCCTCTGGCGGGGCGGCCACTCCAATAGAGGCGACAAAGAACGAAGAACGGACGGCAGTTGGGTGCCCAACCACCCTGCTACGTCCGTTTTTTGTTGCCCAAAGCCAAACGGCAAAGGAGATTTGAAATGAGTGAACTGAGTGAGTTGAAAGACATCCTTACGAGCATTGGTAGGGCGCATGAGGAACTGAAAGCGACCGTCAACACCCTTGATGCGGAAGTCAAAAAGGGTAAGTCCGATCCGATCCTTGCGGAGAAAATCGACAAGATCAACGCCGATATGTCCGAAATGGGAAAGGTGAAGGCGCAGCTTGAAGCCCTCGAAACGAAGGTTGCCCGTGGCGAGTTCAAGGGCGGCGGCAAGGATGCGGTTGACAAAGTGAAGGCCGAGCACAGAGCCGCTTTCGAGAAGTGGTTCCGCAAGGGCGGGGAAGGAAACATGGAAGCCGTCAAACAGCTTCAGGTGCAGGCCGGTCTTTCCACCCTCTCCGATCCTGACGGCGGGTATCTGGTCGCCCCTCCGGAGTTCGACCAGGCCATTGATCGGGTTGCGGGCGTGACCTCCATAATGCGGCGTCTCGCTACCGTCCGCTCCATCGGCACGAATGAGTTCAAGAAACTGGTCAATATGGGTGGGGCAACGTCTGGATGGGTTGCCGAGAAGGAATCCAGAACGGAAACCAGCACGCCGACCCTGAAAGAGATCGCCATCAACACCAAGGAAGTCTACGCAATGCCGGGTTGTACGCAGATTTCCCTGGACGACACGACCCTCGACCTTGCCTCTTGGCTGGCCGACGAAGTGACGATTGAGTTTGCGGAAGAGGAAGGCACGGCCTTCATTTCCGGCGACGGCGTTGCGAAGCCCCGTGGGATCGCCGGGTACACCTTCATCACCAATGGCTCCTATGAGTGGGGGAAGGTCGGCTATGTCGCGGGCGGGCACGCTACCCTTTTGAACAGTGCCGACAAACTGATCGATCTTCAGCACGCCCTCAAATCCGTCTATCGCAACGGTGCTCTGTGGCTCATGAACGATACGACCTGTGGGAAAATCCGACTCCTGAAAGACGGTGACGGCAATTACCTGTGGCGGCCCGGTCTTGAGACGGGGAAATCCGACACGCTGCTCGGCAAGCCCTGCGAATACGACGACAACCTGGACGACATCGGGGCCGGGAAGTATCCGCTGTTCTACGCGAACTTCAAACGGGCCTATCTGATCCTTGACCGGATCGGGATTCGGATTCTGCGCGACCCGTACACCTCGAAGGGGAACGTCCTTTTCTACTGTACTAAACGTGTTGGCGGCGGTCTGGTCATGTTTGAGGCAATCAAGGCGCTCAAGATCGCGGCATCCTGATGACTGACGGAGACAACGGCAACCAATCGGGGCGGGTAACACCGCCCCACTACCATAGGAGGTAAAAGCAATGAAAGACCTTTACAACAAAATCGAAACCACTTCCCTGCTGGCCCCGGTCGCTGTCACGGCCACGGGAACCATCACGGATATTGACCTTCAGGGGTTCAACTCCGCGTGTATCCTGATTCACATCGGGACCGACTCCGGGACAGGCCTTTCCGCAACCGATTACTGGACGTTCGCACTGAAGGATTCGTCAGACGGCACGACCTACGCCAACGTCGAGACGGCAGACATGCTTGACCTGACCGTTACCAGCGGCGTTGTTCTGACCGTTGACGCTACGGATGAAGACAACACCCTTTACAAGATCGGCTATGTCGGTGGGAAGCGTTACCTTGAGCTGACCTACACTGAGACCACGACCGGCTCAAACAACACCCTGATGGCCATTGAGTTGATCAAGGGAAATCCTGAAAACGCGCCTGTCGCGTAACACCGTTCCCCTTAGCGGGATAGGAGGCCGGGGCTTCTCCGGTCCCGGCCTCTGCAACCAACGGAGATGGAGGAAATTATCATGGCAGCAGATACCACTTACCAGCCCAAAACGTATCGGCGCGCAGGCGGTGATGAAACCGTTATCGCGGATGGCGGGAAGCTCATTGTTGAATCGGGAGGAACTCTTGAATTGGAGGCCGGTGCCCTCGTTACCGGCCTGACCCTGACCGCTTCCGTCGTTGCCCCCGATGCAAACGGCGGCGCGGCCCTCGGAAGCACAGCCCTCATGTGGTCCGATCTTTTCCTGGCGTCGGGCGGTGTAATCAACTTCAACGACGGCGATGTCACCCTTACCCATTCATTGAACACGCTGACTCTCGCCGGTGGCGGCCTGGCGCTCGGTTCAACCCTCGCCATGCCGAACGATGCAGCCTTTACCATCGGAACCACCACGGCGACGGCGGAAACCAAGATTACCATGTCGTTTGACGAATCCCTGACCGGCATCGGCCTGTTCAATATGGGGTCAACATCTGTCCCGATGGTCCTGGCGACCAATCCAGGGTCGGGTGTTATCGCTCACACGGTAAACATTCTCCATTCGGCGGGTGCGGGGGATTGCGACGATCTGATCGCCTCCTATGAGAAATGCGCCGTCAGCGGGGATGGTGATTCCGGCCTTACCTTGGTTGGTACGGCTTCCCGCGCCTATGTGGGAACGGCGGTGGGAAGCACTACCGTAGCAAAGGAGTGCTACGGAGCACAGCCTTGGGTTTCTCATTACGGAACCGGCGCAATCACGGCCATGTCGGGATTATCCGCAAAGTGCGACGTGAACACCGGGAACTTCACCGCCTCCACGGTCGATGCCGGTCATTTCCACGTTGAGGGTGCGGCGACCGTCACGAGCGCCATGTTTGACGGCGTGATGATCGAGATTTACCCCGACGTGACCTGCTTGGACGCGGGTTTGCGAATTGTTGCGGATACGGGTTCTGTCGTCACGAACGCTATCAAGATCGGCGGAACGGCCAGCATGACCTACGCGCTCGCGTTCGATGCCATTGCGGGTTGTTGCGCGACAAACACGGCGGTTCCCGCTGTAGCGCCTGCATGGGACATCGTTCTGGATATGGGCGGAACCCCTGGGTACATCCCCGTATACAGCGACAGGACGTGGAACTCTTAAACCATTAATCGGGGCGGGTAACACCGCCCCACAACAGAAAGGATCGGCATTGAAGAAGATCGAAGGTTTGACGGCAGACGAAAAGAAAACACTGGTTATGCTGCTTGAGACGGCAACCCCGCAGACGCGGACGACGATCAAGGACATCCGACAGATCGACAAAATCTGTACGGTACTTGAGACGGGAATGGGCGGCGATGTTGACCTTGAGGATACCGATTTCGCCTACCTGAAACAGCGGATCGGGGATTTCTCCGGATGGGTCCCGAAGGGCCGGAAAGAAGTGATCGCCCTTGCCGACAAGTTGGGAATTTAGCCCCTCCCGGTGGGGTGGGTAGTTGACACCCCACTTAACCTATAACCCCAAAAAAGGAGGGTTATACGATGGCAAACGAACCGATAGGCGCAACGAACAACCGATTCATCGGGCATTCGGCAGATACGAAGCCGACCGATGTAAAGACAGGCGCGACGGCCCTTGAGTGGAACACCGGCTTTCTCTTCATCTACAACGGCTATGCCTGGGTTCCCAAATCCTTCATGCCCGAAACCACCGTCAACTACAAGCAAATCTCCCTCAATCAAGCGGCCAATACCTACGACGTGATGACGGCGACGGCTCAAGCCCTCTTCATTGACGCTGTGATTGTCAGTGTCCCCGACGACCTTCATTCGGTTGCCGGATTCACCGGGATCACCCTTCAAACGGATGACGGGACGCCGATTGAAATCCTCTCCGCTGCGGCTGGTGCGAAGGCTCTGCTGACCGGGAATTTCTACTCTGTTTTCCGGGGTCCGAGAGTGACGGCGGCGACGAAGAAGGTCCAGTTGACCATCACCGGCGCGACGGCTGGCGCGGGCAAAGTTGCGGATGTGACTGTCCTCTGGCGGCCCCTTGTGGCGGGCGGGTACATGCTGAACGCTTGATAAAGAGGGCGGGCCTTTGCGGTGCTGTAACACCGCCCCTGAATGGGTACAGGAGGCCCACCCGGAGAGTGAATAGCAGAAATGGGGGATGAAGGCAATGGGAGAGAACGAAGAAAGCAAATACCCGACTTGGAAGGTGATCGTTTTTGCCGCCTGTGCGCTCATTGTCTGGCTGGCTTCTCAGGGAATCACATC